AGTGTCACCAGTCAGTCCAATTGGTCCAGTGTCACCAGTCAGTCCAATTGGTCCAGTGTCACCAGTCAGTCCAATTGGTCCAGTGTCACCAGTCAGTCCAATTGGTCCAGGTAAACCCGTGAGTCCAATTGGTCCAGTGTCACCAGTCAGTCCAATTGGTCCAGTGTCACCAGTCAGTCCTATTGGTCCAGTGTCACCAGTCAGTCCTATTGGTCCAGGTAAACCCGTGAGTCCAATTGGTCCAGTAGGTCCGGTTGAACCCGTGTGACCAGTTCGTCCAGTAGGTCCGGTTGGTCCAGTTGGTCCAGTTGAACCTTTCATACCGGTTGAGCCCCTGGGTCCAGTTGGTCCGGTTGAACCTGTATCTCCATGATATCCTCTATGTCCTCTGGGTCCAGTATGTCCTCTGGGTCCAGTATGTCCTCTGGGTCCAGTATGTCCTCTGGGTCCAGTCGGTCCTCGGCATTCCCTGCGCTCCTCACACCTTCTGCTTGCCCTGTCACTTTTACACTTTTTGTCAGTTTCAGACATATAATAATGAATATATAAAATATTTTAGAAAATAATTCGTTCGCCTACACATTCCGCACTGCATAACATGCAGTGATTACTATTGTAGAAACACTACCTAACAATGTAAACTACTACATGTTTTCGCTCCCTTATTGCTACGTATTGTAACGTTGTATTTATACATACAAACATGTAAGCATTATATATGAAATTTTTACATTATACTCTATAATAAAAATATTTATATAATCTTTTTATTATATTTTGTGCGAACTTAAATGTCCAAATATGTATATTATTTCATTACAACCAACCTGTATTTGAATTGTAAAAAAATGATTTATACAATTCGATTGCAATACATTGTTTATTTTATGTTATTTAAATGCCCATATCGTAATTATCGTCGCAGCTTCCAACATCTGCGCGTTTCACATTCGCAATGTAATTTGGAATTTCAATATTGCTTCGCGAGCAAATATTTGTTTCATCTTCAAACTTTCCAAATTTATTTTCGATTTCCGCGTTGCGGCTCTTGCGTGTAATATCGCCTGTATCAATCGATTGCAGCTTCTCCAAATCTAATACCAAATCGAATACACCCGTTCCAAACTTGCCGGTTTGTCCCATCATAACACTCGCCGAAACACCTCTCATGTTGTCGAAGTTTGCATGACGGGCAGAATCCAACAACACCTCTGTGTGAACTTCGAATGTGGCCTTCGCAATCGGACCAATATCATCATTCAATATACCAGATCTAAAGATAGCGACCATATTTTGGTTGGTTGTCATACGGTCACATAACACACTCAAATGATGATAGTTAATATATACACCGCTGAAATCCATCACTTCAGTTAACTCGTCATACAATACTTGACGAGCTGCTTCAATGCCTAACGTATCAAACACTTCTTTGATGTCATTGCTGGTAGTTCTAGCCCAATCAATGTAGTCCAATCCAAGAACATCCATCAGGTTGGAGCCAGTCGTATCCAAAATCCAGGTGTCCTTTTGAACATACTTACCGTCTTCTTTTACAACTCTATTTTGCAACTTTCTCGGCAATACATTTGTAATGCCATTTAAACCACGCAATACAATTGTATTCAACAACGTTTCCTGGAAATTACGCAACATGTATATCTCGTCAGATTGGTCTAGCGAACTCGCTACACCCTTCTGTTTCTTCGTTTTGTTCAATACATTGCTGTTTAACCGTATGCGGAATACTAGATTGCTGGCATTGTAATCCGAGTACGCACATGAGATTTCATCTCCGTAACTATTGTTGATTGCAAAATGAATATCGTCCATTGTAATATTCTTCTCGAGCAATATTTCTGCATTGAAGACGATGCGAATGACCCATCTAGACTTTTGCTGAACCTGGTCGATATCTAATGCGTCGACTGGTGTTTCTTTGCACTCGTCAATCATCTTTTCGAACTCGTAGTATTGGTCCATCAACAGCGTATCTTCTCCAATAATTGTTGATTTATCGACCGGGTCAAAGCAGATTTGTACGCCCTTTACGACATCCGACAATTTCGTGTGCTCCAACATATTCGCATAGTGTTCCGCCTTTTCTCTCGAATATTCGTCCATCTGTCGTAAATATACAGTCATAGACGGATTCTTGGGGTTCTTTGTCAACCGCAGAATTTCTTCTATTCTTGGCACACCACGAGTAACATTCGATTTAGATGCAACACCACTTAAATGGAAAGTATTCAGCGTGAGTTGTGTGGTTGGTTCACCAATCGACTGGCCAGCAATTACACCCACCATTTCACCCGGGTGCACGAGCGCCTGTTTATATTTTAACACAATGTTTTCGAGCAATAATATGAGGGCTCTTCTGTGGAATCGCTTACGCACGAGCAGGTCTTTGGGCGTCATATAGAAGAAATACATCACTTCAAACAATGCAGTTGGGGGAGCAAATGCAAATGTCTTCAGCCGGTTATAATATTCTTCAATGAGCTCAAATGCCTCTTGTGGGGTAATGTCCACAATCGAATTGGCGGATAGATTCAACTGGCCCTGAATATTCGCGATTGTGTTTTGGAATGCAATCGGCATCTTGATTTCGTTGTCGTTTTTATTGAGAAAGACGTTTTCGACTAACATATCTCGGTATTGAATCATTTTTGTGATGTATGCTTTGCACATTTCCGCGGTTTGCGCGCGTTGCTTTTTAATGCGCGTAACGGTGCCCTTTGTGTATATGTCGAGCATTCCGGCTGTCTCGCCATTGACACCCATGATATCATAATGCATGTAAATATCTTCAATCGTCATGCCAACCAACGGAATATTTTGGTTTTCCGTCTTGGTCGAATCGAAGCTATCGTCACCATATGCAAACTGTATGATTTTGCCCTGGCTGTTGCGCACTGTCATATCATACTCAACTTTAATGTCTTCCAGACCCTTGATTAATCTTCGTTGAATATATCCAGTTTGAGATGTCTTCACTGCAGTATCAATCAAACCAATGCGACCACCCATTGCATGAAAGAACAATTCAGGTGCAGTCAGTCCAGATATATACGAATTTTCAATGAATCCACGTGCGCCTGGGCTGTCGTCAAACTTGCTGAAATGGGGTAATGTGCGATTATCAAACCCATACGGAATTCGCTTACCATCGACGTTGGTCTGCCCCAAACACGAAATCATTTGAGAAATGTTAATCAACGTTCCCTTTGAACCAGAGTTGACAATCATCAAGAATCGATTATTCTTACTCAACGATTTGCGGCCAATCTTACCCGCTTGCTCGGTCGCTTTGTTGAGAACATTGTTCACGCTCGATTCAAATTCGGTATTGTTTGAAGTGGACGTGTTGTTTTCAAAAATGCCGAGATGAATCTTTTCAATAATCGATTGCACTTCCTGCTTTTGCGTGAGGATTGCGTGGATAATACTATCCTGGGTTTTACGGTCGGCAATCAAATCGCTGATTCCAACACTGAACGAACTCGACTTCATGTATTCAGTTATAATATTCTGCATGTCGTCGATGTATTCAGTTGCACGCATATTGCCGTAATCGTTGCATACGCGGTGAATGATACCCTTTGTAGTAGAACCCAACACTGATTTCTCGATTTGTCCGCGGATATACTCGCCATTGCGAATTTCCAATACATTGTTTGAATCCGCGTATTCTTCGTCGTCCTCAAATAACTTTGTTTTGTATTTCATGGTCAGCGGGGGCAGGATTTGTGACAATATATCGAAGTTGCTAATTTTGTCTCCGTTCTTACGTAACTTCTCGACATTTACGTTTGGATACAACATTAACAAATTCATTGCTTCACGGGGGGTGAAGTAAATGTTTGGGCGTGTAAACCGATAAGACCCTAATAATGAGTCTTGGAAAATACCAATGATTGGGGCATTGCCCGCTGGGCTAATCATCTGGTATGGAATAGCCGCCAAATTCTTTAATTCGGTCTCGGCCAGTATGCTTTGTGGCATGTGCATATTCATCTCATCTCCATCGACGCTCACTGCATAACATGCAGTGTTATCAATAATCACCTATGTTTCCATAGGTGGCGGACTGTATCTTAAGCAAGTTCAAGATGGCTAGTCTATCATAACTCACCCACACCCGTTCAGTCTCTGAACGCCAGTCATATCCTACCATATCGGACTTAGACTGTAACGCTGCGGATCATCCATTTCAAGTTTTATCCCCAAAAACTATCATATATCACATTATTTACCATTGGGTACGGCTATTAACCGTGTTCCCCTTATAACGTTTCCATTACAGGGTGGTAGTGATATCTTTAGGAAATTCCCGATCATCAAGGTGTGTAGCATATAAATCAATGTATTCATTAGGGATTTCCCAATTATTGTCAATGTGGTATTTTTTTATTTTTTCAAAGTGCTCTAATACCTGTGATGATATTATTTTATTACCTTTTTGTAGGTTTTCTTTACAAGATAGCGGCATTGTATTCATCCAATTAAATGCAAATAACTGTTCTTTTAAATCGAATAAATCAAATTTAGATACAGGTATAACGTGGTCGATGTGCCATTCTTTTCCATAATTTTGCAAAGTATATTCAGCGGAGTAGGTCATTATCCACTTGAAATATTCCTCCATAGTGCAACCAAGATATTCTATTGTATGTTTAGATTTCTTAGTAGTACGAGTTAGTCCAATATGTATTCTTGAACGTATATTTCGTATAAATTTGGTTTCAGGATGGTCTCGTTCACAATCTTTGCATTTAACTCTATTTGTGCGAAATCTGGTATTTGGTTTAATTTCACAACAATAGCGACATTTTGTATTATCTATGCCGATAATTTCTTGATGCAACTTTTCTATATCTTGTCTTTCGATCCGTTTGTTCGTTTTGAACGTAGTGGCCTGTTGAATAAGTTGTACTCGATGAACTTCATCTGTTTGATATTTATGCTTCCGTTTGTTATTGTTACAATCTTTGCATATATTTCGATTTTTGATGAATTCTGTCACGTTCTTAGATACGGAACATTGAGTGCATGTCTTATCGCCAGTACGTTCGCTACTATTTTGGTATTGAAGTTTTTTTCTATTATTATCACAGGGTTTGCAGATATTCCTCTCTTTTATAAAGAGATTTACATCTTTTGTAGTAGAGCATTTTGAGCAGGTTTTAGTTACGGGGTTGACAATTATTGGTTTAGTGTCAGTCATTTATAATATATGACGACATATCTTTAAGTAGTTCCTTAATATCATTTAATTTACACACTAGGGGGTTGCAACCTTTTAAGTCCCCCTGTTCCGACCCCGGTGGAGAGTGTTGTCCGAGTCGGCATTGTACGGTTTCGTGTCCCCGACGTTCATGCGGAATGTATCTCCTCGCTTCATAATCTTGACGATATGACACATCATACTCATTCTATGCAAGCTCGGTTGACGGTTAAATAGAACCGCATCGCCGTCCATCATATGACGGTGAACAATGTCACCATTCTCTAGACGAATCGACGAGATATCCACATAACGCAGTGAGATGTTTTCACCGCTTTTTCTTTCTAATATTTTTGCACCGGGATACTTCTCCGGACCATTTTGTATTAATTTTAACAAGAAGTCGCGATTGCGGTCATTTACGGTGACAGGCTTTGTTATGTTCATCGCGATTTTCATCGGCACACCTAACTGACGAATCGACAGATTGGGGTCACCGGTAATAACCGAACGGGCACTGAAATCCACGCGTTTTCCCATGAGGTTGCCTCGAATACGACCATTCTTGCTGTTCAAACGACCGCTGATGCAATTCAATGGGCGGCCAGAACGCTGCGCCATGGGGTCCGCGCCTTTCACCTTATTATTCGCAATCATCGCCACGAAATATTGTAATATGCCCGACAATACTTCGATAACCTTTGTAGGGGCATTGTTGACAATCTTGTCACGAAGGTCATTGTTTGTTTTAATGATATTGCTATAAATATGTGTCAGGTCATCTTCGCTACGTTGCTGCGCATCATGTTTCACAGATGGTCTTACGGCGGGCGGCGGAACGGGCAACACCTGACAAATCATCCATTCAGGACGAGACCACACCGGACTCATACCCATAAAGTGGACATCTTCGTCGCAAATGCGCTTGAATATTTTTACTAGCATTTCAGGAGTTAAACGCACAATGACTTTGCCGGTTTCGCCGTCGGTTTCCATCTTTTCCCAAATGGCCTGAATGGTCGACATGCCTTCTAGCTGGACCTTGTCGGGCTGTTTGTAGCCACAACCGTCTTCGGTGCAGTCGCCACAACGCTTCACATTTGACGCTAGATTAGTTACGTATTGCCATCTGTCTTCCGCCGATTTATTCAAGATATGTTTATGTTGATTTTTATTGATTTTTAGTTTGCTGCATTTAAAACAGACACTTTTGCAAACTTTCATGATTTCCTTCAGGTGCTGAATAAATAACACCGGGCGCGCTAATTCGATGTGCCCGAAATATCCAGGGGTATCAATGTACGTATATCCATCCGTTAGACAAATCAAGCCGGGCTCCAACACGCCCATTCGCGGGTCAAACAAGCCGCCAACCACTGGTTTATTATTTATATAAGTATCTCGAGAAGTCACTTCCACCACGGAATTTTTTCTAATTTCTTCAGGAGACAATATACTAAATTGTACACCAATGATTTTGGATGACGGCTTGAAATCACCCATTGTTGTGTTTTGTATTGGCATTAATTACCCTATATTATTATGTTTATATATTTTTCAGTTTGCTATAATCAATTTTTTATCCGCAACCAAACTTATATCGAAATATGTAAAAAATTGATTATATTCATGCACATTATATTGGGTAAATATTGCACTTAAAATGCCTTCAGTAAAACAATCTACAATGACTACCCGTAATGAAAACAAAAATAAACGCCTCAAGCGTAGCGCAACTGACCCCGACAGTGATGGGGAGGAAAGTTTGGGCGATGAGGACACCGAATACGAAACAGATACGACCGATTCGAGTTATGTTCCCCCAAAAAAACACCGCAAACAAAAAAAAACTACTGAGTCCAAGCGCCGCCGCAAGACCGAAGAAGAAGAAGAAGAGGATGAGGAAGACACAGAGGATGCAGACGATGATGATGACGATGATGACATTGATACCGCAAAGCTGCAGCGTATGATATCAAAAATATTTCCGTCTAAATACATGAGCGAACGTGCGGAACGTACGTCGACTGCCGACAAAAAGGTCAAAGGAGTGAGTAGCGCCTCTCGTAAGAATAAAAAGACAGAAAAACCACAAAAAGCGTCTATTGCGACCTCGAAGAAATCTCGCCGTAAGGTGGAAGTGGTGGAGGAGGATGAAGACGACGAGGATGAAGATGATGATGATGATGATGATGAGGATGAGGACGATGACGAGGATGAGGACGATGACGATGATGATGAGGATTATGAGGAAGGGGACGAAGAGCAAGGTATTTACAACATCGTATTGTCATTGGACGGAGGCGGGGGGGAAGAGGCGGAAGATGAATATGTAGACGACGACGAAGACTGTGACAGCGATGACGAAGAAGCGTTTATGAAAGAGACATATGAACGCAGCGTTTCGCCTGACCCGAACAGTGCTGAGGCCAAAAATAAACTAAAAAAGAATAAAAAGCGTGATGCAGAGAAGGAAGACATTGCACTCACGGATGTCGAGCAAGAATATCTCGAACTCGTCGAAACGAAAAAGCAATTGGCGGAACAGCTCGCAAAGAAGCCGGCCAGTAAAATTCTAAAGAATGCCATCCAAGATTGCAGAGATTCTATCAATAAACTTATTAAAAAGGCTCGCACTAAGAATGCGAAAACATATCACAAGTTGATTCATGACGACAAAAAGCGCACAAATGAAATCGACTACTTTCGCAAGAAGTTGTCAAACAAAGAGCAGCTGCGTGTCATGAAAGATTTGAAGGAAATCAACAAACATATCAATATTGACAAGCCATACCGATTGGCATTGCTTGATTCAAAGATGCCCGCAAAGTTCAAGGCCACCGCCATGCAAAAGTTAAATGTATTGCGCACCATGGAACCGGGCGACCCTGAATATTACAAAATAAAAAATTGGGTGGATACATTCATGCGTATCCCCTTTGGAGTTTATAGAAGTCTGGAGGTTAAGATGGAAGACGGGCTGGACGTTTGTCATTCCTTCATGGCAAATGCAAAATCAACACTCGATAGTTGTGTATACGGATTAAACGATGCAAAACTACAAATCATGCAAATGATGGGGCAGTGGATTTCAAACCCATCCGCAATGGGCACTGCCATTGCAATCAAGGGCCCAATGGGTACTGGTAAGACTACACTCGTAAAAGAGGGAATTAGTAAAATTCTTGGACGAGAATTCGCATTCATCGCTCTCGGCGGAACGGGTGACAGTAGCTTCCTTGAAGGACACTCATACACATATGAGGGCAGTAGTTGGGGCAAGATTGTACAAATATTGATTGAAAGCAAGAGCATGAACCCAGTCATTTATTTCGACGAGTTGGATAAGATTAGCGATACGCCCAGAGGCGAAGAGATTGCCGGTATCTTAACACATCTTACGGACACGTCGCAAAACAGTCAATTCCACGACAAGTACTTCTCGGAAGTGGATTTCGATTTGAGCAAGTGTTTGTTCATCTTCAGTTACAATGATGAGAGCAAGGTCAATCCTATTCTTCGCGATAGAATGTATCGCATTCAAACCAAGGGATATGATGCAAAGGAAAAGGTCGTGATTGCGCGTAAGCATTTGTTGCCAAAGATTCGCGAACAGGTAAACTTCAATGAGACAGATGTTATTATTCCCGATGAAACCATTCAGCATATTGTATCGTGCAAAGACATTACAAATGAAGAGGCGGGGGTGCGAAATCTAAAGAGATGTTTGGAGATTATTTACACGAAGTTGAATCTGTTTAGACTGGTGAAGCCAGAAGAAAAATTATTTGAGAAAGATTTGGATATCGCAGTTACATTCCCGTTCACAGTTACACCCGCGCATGTTGATAAGTTTATTGCACGCGACCAAGTTAGCAATCAAAGCTTCCTTTCGATGTACGTATAATTGTGTAACCGAGTAAAACTAGTATAGAAACAAAATTATTTGTAATGTTATATAAGCAACATTTTTTTATGGATCGTACCAGTCATTTATGTGCATTGGCTAGAATTAAATCGATTCTTGAGTCCCTAGATATTCCAGCAGAAGATGCCGAAATGCGCCAGATTTACAACCTTGTATCTAACTATTTAGATACAAAATGTACTCATAATATTGTCATGGATTATATTGATATTGATCCGGATAAGGGATATACAATCAAGTACTGTGATGTATGTATGCGAACATTTTCATCATAATGTAGGTTGATTCTCGCTTGGTGGTCTAGTGATTGTTTCGTGTAATTCCATGAAACTTTTTAAGAATTGCGAGTTGTCGCCTAAATGCACATTTAAATCCGATAATTCGTGTTTTAACGTACCATCGTCTCGCGTATAATAAGAATATGGATTAAAATAAATATAGTTATTTTTATTCGCTAATTCTTCCAATAATTTGTTTACTTTATATGTGTACCGAACTCTAGCTTCGTCGCTGCCTACAAATGGGAACTCGTGAGTTATTGGTCCATTCAGTATTTCATAATCTGCCTGTTTTGTTGGGGGTATAACGCCAACTATTATTACTTTTACGTTTGCTGCTGTTATATTATTTTTTATTGTTCTGATATAATTAGTAACTAATTCGTTAATTATATCATCTTCGTTTCTACCCATATCGATTTGTCTTTGTATATGACATCTACAATCGATTTCGCCGTATGCTAAAATTATAATATCATTTATTTGCAGAATTTTATTGTTTCTAAATTTTATTATTTTATTATTTCTAAAATTTATAATTTGATTATCTCGACCAATGCGATACATTGTTATAGATGCTTTCCATAAATCACTATATGGCAAATTTAAATTGTTAAAGCTAAAATGCGCATGGCTATCTCCATAAATATATATCATTTATACATATTTATTACATATTTATGAGTGGAAACATGACGGGTAATATTTGGTCTATACATTCCTTCTAACAATTTATACCAGCGAAGAATTAAAATGGCCAAATTTATTTCTGCAATTATTTAATGTCCAATCTCGTCATTTCTCACCGTGACATTTCCGCCACGGCTTGCCAATAACCGCTTTTGCTCGGGAGATAAACATAATCCACCCATCGAATTGGATAATCCAGAATTTTCGGTGCAATCCACTTTACCTTGAGTATCAGCAAACACATCTAAATGTTCCACCGCATCAGTGGGTTTGCAAAACAATCCATTAAACCCATGTATTTTTTTGCATTCGGCGGGTGGTGTTTGAATAAGAAATTGCTTATATGCATCCATGGGCGAGTGGTTGTCGCGGCTAGAATAGTCTGTCGACCCAGATGCAAAACTTTCAAACTTCGAAAATTTCTGGAAAATCGTGTCCATGTAAAACGGGGACGCACTATTGCAAGTTACGAATAAGGACATCACAATAACGAAAATAAAAATAGTCATTAAAAACATTGCGAATCTGGACATTTTATAATGTAATATATACATATTTCACAGATAATAATTATATGTATTATCGATTTGCTAAATACACGTCAATAACATTATTGCGTACAAATACACATAAAAACATCTAGGTAATCTTGTATATTGATTTATTTGCAAATGTCAACACTATCCCCAGATGAACGTTTAAATTTGCAAAAGATGATAAATGAAATGGGCAGCGAAGACAATACTGCTCATATACGCAAAGTAAAACACAGCACTGTATTACGTGATGAAATTCGTAAATTAGATACGTTTAAACATAAGCACGTCGAAATACAGCGCACCGACAAAGACAAATTTGCGGACTTATGTAGAATTGAAACGCCTTTTTTGTACAATAACTATACAGATATTTTCAATCGGCTTATCAAGGATGAACTCAATCTTGAAATCATGACAAAGTTGCTCATTGTGCTAAAGCTTATTGAGGATGGAAAGGTCGACCAAAATGAAGGCTCTGTTATGGTTGGAAAAGTATTGAAAGAACTATATGTAGATAGTGCATTGAAACAAGCCGAACATTTGGACAATAAGGCGCCGATTCCAGAAAAACCGGCATTGATCGCGAGTTCAAATCCTATTTCATGGAAAGAATATAAATCGATGAAAGGTATGTAAAGACATTTCACTATGCATATGTATATCTAATATGAATTCTCCGCATCAGCCCAATGTTGTTATTTTGTATAATTCTCTAAAAACCGGTTCTGTAAATGGTTATAAGAATTTTGCGATTTTAAAGGTTGTGTTTGATAATGAAAACCTGAAAACAGAATATGAAAACCGCATTGTAAATCATAACAATATGTTTATGACAAATCCATTGCATGACTCTGGATTTGACGTCTTGGTTCCAAATGAAACGGGGTTTCAACAGCCGTTTGTTACCCAGTTTATCGATATGAAAATAAAGACCGAGATGTTTTATTGCGAGGTGGATACAGACCGGATTGCCACATGTGCATTTAATGTGCATCCTCGTTCGAGTATATCAAAAACGCCCCTGATGTTGGCGAATCACACCGGTATTATTGATTCTGGGTATCGCGGGTCGTTGATAGGTGCATTCCGCATGTTACCCGTTGGCAACGCTAACCAATATGTGGTTGAAAAGAATGCACGTCTGCTGCAGATTTGTCATCCATCATTGTGTCCAATTTATGTTATATACACGAGTGCAGATGATTTGTCTGGAAGTGTACGCGGCGAAGGTGGGTTTGGATCATCTACTTAGTTGAAATTTTGTTGACATATAAAATAGCTATTTATTTTATATGACACTTGAAAATAATGATAATGATATGATAGAAATATATAAAGGCAATTATTATTCCAAACATAAAAAAACCAGGGCGAAGCGGGTCGTAGTTTTCGACTTAGACGAAACTCTTGGTTCATTTGTTGATTTAGAGATATTATGGGAATTAATCATTCGATATAAACGCGATTTTGCGATTGAGTTCGATTCAATATTGGACTTGTATCCAGAATTTATACGTTATGGTATTTTATCTATATTAGAATACTTATATACCAAGAAAACTACAGGCGAGTGTTATAAATTATACTTGTATACAAACAACCAGTCAACCAAGGAATGGGTTCAGCAGATTGTTCGTTATTTTAATAACAAAATATCGCCGTCGTCGCCACTCTTTGACCAAATTGTATATGCATTTAAAATAAATAATGTGCAAATCGAACTCAATCGAACTACAACGAAGAAAACACATGATGATTTTATACGATGCACAATGTTACCACCCACAACATCGATTTGTTTCATTGACGATTTTATGTACAAAGATATGAAGAAAGAACGGATTTACTACATTAAACCAAAAGCATACCGGCATCATTTATCGACAGATGAAATTATTACCCGATTTATATATTCCAAATTTGGCGCACTTATAATACATACTGAACCCACAAAGCATGCGTTTAAAACCGAATTTATTGAAAAATGTATGCGAGTTGGCGCATTTCGCTCGAACATGAATAACATGCATTTGCATTTAAAAAATGATATCTTAGTTTCACAAAAACTCATGTATTATTTAAAAGAATATTTTTTATTAACAAATAAACGCAGTAAAACTCGCAAACAACGGCACGTATCGTTTACATTTACTCGAAAAAAGACTAATTAGTCTAATGTGGTAGCATGTTCGTATATCATTAAAATCAATAATTCGGTTGGTGATAATTTTTGAAATGTAATGCAGTCGTCATATTTATATTGAATAAACCGTTTCATGGAATTCATACATAGAATATGAGTACCATTGTCTAAGAATTTTATATCGACTACAATTCCGCCATTTGTTAACTTGTTCGAATCCCGCCGAATCCATCTTACATGTTTTCCTTTGTGTAATTCATGTAGTTCCTCTACTAATCTATAACCAACCAATTTCAAACACATCTTTTCTTGAGTTTCATGGTCAATGCACATATCACGTATACAGTTATATACGTCTTCTGTTATTCCATTGAGTGTTTTATTTTCGAGGTAATCATTCTTATTTGTCTCCAGTGTACTCAATAGTTCATCTACGTCTAATGTAGATAGCAACGACGGGTCGGCCAATGCATCCTGATATACTTGATTTATAGTCTCTGCGGTTAATGTAGTGTGATTATCATCGTGTGTTTCTGTGTTCATATTATATCTATATAATATGACACTATCTTCATATATGTTTTACTTTACTTGTGTGTTTCCGTCGGGGTCTTTATCATCATCTTGCGCATTGCCTGAAATGTGTTTATTTAATTTCGCAATCGTTTGTTTAATGGCAGATGTATCTGGCGGGTTGATACGGTCCAGTGGGTCAACTAAACCCAAGTTAAAGAATAAAAATATAGCACAGCTGAATATCAATCTTGAATCACTTTGCGTAAATATATGTTGCCTATATGGGTGGTATTTGATTAAAAGTAATATGCAAATAGATGTTTGTATGATTGTATTCAATCCTCGTATCATTTGAATGCGTACCAATGAAATGCCAAATATCGAGAACACGACTAAATATATTATGTTGAGGATATGTGTAAATACAAGTGCACTGTCGTAATATTTATCACCTCTTGATACCAGGTTCTCAATACTACGCATAATATTCTCTATAATTTTCATATACATCTGTTATGTTATCTATAACATATATCAACAAAATATCTAAACATGTATTCATATAGTGTATTAATGGATGATATTTCGGGAGGAATAGTTGCCCGTAAATATAAAGTCGATAAATGTATTGGCTCGGGCAAATTTGGAAATATATATAAAGGCATCAATACAAAAACGAACGAATTCGTTGCATTGAAATTGGAAGATAAGAGAACCAGTTTTAAAATGTTGAAGCGTGAGACGGCCATTATGAACTATTTATATGAACATAATTGTCGAAACATACCATGCGTACATTGGTTCGGTCAAATACATGAATCAATGTGTATGGTTATGCCATATTATGATTGTTCTCTATATGAATATGGCAAACTGAAAACATTGAGTGAAAAAAAACTCGATGCACTTATGGTCCAATGTATAAATATATTGCAATCAGTCCAAACAAATATGGTTCTCCATCGTGACATTAAACCGCAGAATTTTATGGTTAAAAATGGAGAACTGTACTTGATTGATTTTGGGTTGGCTACGTTTTACATTAATGATAACAAGTTACATGTACCCAATACTATCGGTGAATTTGTAACTGGTACGCCGAAATATATTAGTCAACATCTGCATGAAGGGTGCACTCCAGCCAGACGGGATGAATTCATTTCATTGGGGTACATCTATATTTACATGTATGCAAAAGAGTTGCCGTGGGACTCGGTTTTTACGGATACGAATATGAGTATACACACAAATGAAATTCACATTATGCACTCTAAAAACCAACAGCGAAAACAAATGAAGTCTGCTGAAAATATTGCAACAATATGTAAACGAATCAACCTGCGCATCGAGAACTATTTCCGTTTTTGTAACGCATATGATTATTTTGATGAACCACAATACAATTCATTGTGCAGTTTATTCACTGACTACAAAAAATAATATTCGAGAAACAATATAGAAGCACATCACTTATATAGTATATAATCCGTATACGATGAGTGCAAGTGTAACAAACGAACAAACTGGAGTTAAAGTTATTGGCCAGGTTAAGTGGTTTAATACGAAGACTGGATTTGGTTTTATTACCGCCCGCGAGGGAGAACATGTTGGCAAGGACATTTTTACGCATTACTCATCCATTCGCGTAAATGATTCTCAGTATAAGTACTTGGTGCAGGGAGAGTATGTCGAGCTGGCAGTCGTAAAGTCTACTAGCGGAAAGCACGAGTACCAGTCTGCCGATGTTACTGGTATTAAGGGTGGCGGACTCATGTGCGAAACCAGACAGCAAAATCAGCAAACTGCCCAGGGTGAACGTGAGCGCCCTGCCCCCGTTCGTAAGTACAAGACCAGACCTGCTCCTCGCGCCAAGACCGATGCACCGCAGTCTGCATAAATACAAAATATAAACACATAAACAATAGTAAGCATATAATTAGACGCAGTTAAATATCATCATCATTATGATATTTAAAAATCAAATACTTTTTACACAGTGTTTGCGTTTTCTTGCAAATTAAGGGTTTTAATTAGAATGCGGTTTAATGTAAAGTGATTCATCTGAACACTATCATTTTCGTTTTATACTAACTCAAATGCGCATGCAATATATTCGACTTAATTTAATTATGTAATGCATTATCAATTATATATAATGCATCGCCCCATCCATACCGAGTCATGCATGTTAGAACTCTTTTAAAGTTATATTGTGATAAAAATGTATCAATTTCAGTAATTAGCCCACATTTTTTATATAGTTCCTTTTCATTAACCTCCAAATATATTGCTTTTGCGTACTGTATTGATTTAGTAGCACCCTTCAATGCCATAAGTTCTGCTCCTTGAATATCAAAATTCCAAAAATTATATTTGGATGCGTCAATGTTGTTTCTTTCAAAAAACGAGTCAACTGTAATACTTTTTAAGCATATTTTATCTACGTAGACAACCCATGGATGTGCTTGTGCATGAGTACCTAATTCTAACACACTTGATGATTGAACGTTATTTGAAACATTAAATATAACATCGACGTCATCACAGTCAGTTATTACCGCATTATATACATTTGGAATGTTTCTATTTATGGCCTCTGTAACTTTTGCGGGGATAGCATCAATCCATACAATTTCATTACTGTTTAACCCTAGCTGACTATAAAAATGCAACTCTTCACATTCATGTGCGCCTAAATGAAACCCCCCAATAATATTTATGTTATTAGACACTAAAAATTTATTAATTTCGGCAAAGGAAATTAACATTTATACGCCTTGAATATGTAAACGGGACAACTTTAAGTTCATTTGAAGCGAAACTTCAAATATTTATTTAATAAATTAACTAATCAAAATACTTTTACAATACAGTTACACAGTTACTTCTGTACAAACAACTCCTTTGCCAGTGTTTTGATGATTTTATTGTCTAGCTTGATTTGTTCTTCTTCCACGTCACCCAAAATGGCCCGCATCATTTTGTAACAGAATTCGTATGTTCGGGTTTCCATGACCTCACAATCTGGGTGTGCGGTTCTCCATACAGGTACAGTTCTGTAGTTATTCATGGATATCCTGCTCAATATTTTACGGAGCTTCGTCAGTTCATCGGTATCTTTACTCCAACCCGCATCGTCTTTAATATACATTGTCTCGCGTTTAATATCTGTGCAGTGAATCGGCCGCTTGGTAATGTCCATGTCTTTAAGTCGGTCCATTATCATTTTGGTCATGCCATTCACATATCCGTGATTGCCAATGTATTCAAGCTCATCGATATGAACATTCAGGTTGCGTAAAAAGTCGGTAATGCTCATTGCATCTTTACATGTATCATTGAGGAAAAAATTCAGGTTGAACTTCTGGTTGTTATTTGTCGTGTTGTTTATGATTTGAGAATTCTTTGCTATCTCCATAATTTGGGAGTTTTGCTCTATCATTAATTTCTTAAACTCCTGGTTCTCTTTGATTAATGTTTCCATTATGCTAACAATTTGACTATTCTCTTTATTTTTATCAACTGTTATTACCAGAGGTTCACTAGTTGGAGGGGTGCATATTTCTCCGTTACTAATCGTGTGCATACATAATTTCTTATGACTGCATAAACTCGACATATGTTTATAAACTTTTCCACATCGGCACTCGAAAGAATTAATTTTGGAACTTTTTTCATTAGGATTCATTAGGATTTTATGTTTTGCAGTCATTATATGGCGATTGTATTGACTTTGTCTGCTCGTAGTATAGTTACATATATTACAATGTAAGTTTGGGAACTTTATGGAACTATTCATGTTAGGATTATTAGTATATAGTTCCTAATAGAAAAAGTTCCTAAACGTCCAGCGCAAAAAAACGAAAAAAATATATGCAGTCAACTTAAAATTATTTTTTTTGGATTTAAAGCATTATGCAGTAAAACTGATTTTTGATATTTTTCGGAAAAAGAAATGGCCTCACTTTTCAAAAATGGACATTTTTAAAATGTCCAATTTCGGAAAATGCCAGAACAAATTTATTCAACTGTTTTTATGTGGGCTATTATATTATGGGAACTATATTGTGGGAAATATGCCGCATGTAATAATCCGGATACAATCCACGAAATTTCTATGTATATAATAAGAATGAATGTTGTGTCATTAAATAGCTTCCTGCATTTGTTTCATGATAAAAACGAGAATGAATGTACGGTAAATCGTCTTATTTCAACCGCGCAAGTTAGAACTGGCGCGAAAATGCGACCATTGAAACAATATATGATTGACCGACATATATCAAAGGACACAATACGAAATTTATGTGAACATATAAACACCCGGGACGATTATTTAACTCGATTTTATAATTTGTCACTTAAGATAGATCCCGACGTTTTATGCATACACGATTCAGGCGTTAGTCCTATGAAGAACCGAGAAATGAATAACAATCAAAGTATCATATTCAAAAATGTCATTCGAAACATACACTTGTTAGATATATTGAAAAACACAAAGTCGGGGATCGAAAACGTCCCCACATTTTTTGATGTGCTATATGATTTGTATTTACATAATATCATCGACTATAAATTGCTCACACCTAGCGCAACACATTACATTAAAAATGGCCGAATCGGAAGTGTGTTTTCGTCCTATTATTTCAGGGCATCTATAATGAACCCATATTTAGTATATTCGCTGAATCAAACTGTATTACATGGTCACCGCATATTTAGTCCAACACTCGGTTGGTCATCATATTGTTATGGTTTCTTGGAATCGCCATATGTAACTGAATATGTGGGAACAGATGTGATACCCAGCGTATGTAAAAAGACAGCCGAAATTGGTGAGATATATTCACATTCAAAGAAGGTAGATATATATTGTAAACCATCCGAGGACTTGCAGAAGGACCGTACATTTATGCAAAAGTATGCACAACATTTCGATGTAGTATTCTTTAGTCCTCCGTATTACGAGTTGGAATTATATAAGAGTGATAATCAAAGCACTGACCGGTATAAAACATACGAATCATGGTTAGCCGGATATTGGGAAGAAACCATCAAATTGTGTCACGCTGTATTAGAAAAGAACGGCAAGATGTGTTATATTTTATCTGGGTATGGTTCTCAAAATGGTAACAATAATTTCGATTTGTTGAAGGATATGAATAATATTGCAAAGAAATATTTTCGATTAACGAGTACACAACCAATGTATAATAAAAATGTGCACGTAACAACACACCGTGAAACCGGAGAACAAATCATGATATTTACTAAAAAAGAGAACGTTGCAAATCATTAATCACATTGTTCAATACACGAATAATTACATAGGGCGAATATCTATATCTTATAGCAGATATAGTGTTCTTTAATGCGTTCATAATATTGTATTTGCTGTATAATTCTGCATCAGGTATATTCAATACCTGATTATAGATATCGGTAAGACTGTTTGAAATAATATACCGCGGATATTGCTGTTGTATTTTATTTATGGCGTCGTATAGATTTGATATAATTGACCTTTTTATTGCTTTATAATCTGGTAACGGAGCTGGTTCAGGTATGGGCACCGGAGTTGGAACGGGCGCCGGTTCTGGCCATGGGGGTGAAATAGGAACCGGTGTTGGCGTAGGAATTGGAATCGGTTCAGGCAATGGTGTTGGAATAGGAACTGGTGTGGGTGTAGGTACGGGCACACTGCCATTTTTCAACGGCAACACGTTTTCTTTGAATTGCCCAATAATATTACCCGGCGGTGAAGTATTCATAGAAATAACAACCTCTTGTGTTGTAGTATTGTATGAGTACCCAAATCCATGTAAGCGACTAGCTTTCCAAACAAGACATGTAAAATGGCCCGTACCACTAGTATATTGTGATGCATTAAAATCGTACATGCTGATTTCTGCATACCATAAGTCAATGCTTTTTTTAATAAGTTCAATCGGGGTTGCTGTATATCCCTGGAAATAAGCAAGATTTTCGCCGTATAATTTATTATTACTATGGTAAAATGCGCTATTTTTTAACAAGTATGCACTCCAGCTGTCTGCAAAATTTGCAATTGAATCGTCCCATATAAGCGGTGGCGCGTCATGCAATGCACGATATTGATTAACATAATCAGTTACAATTTGTTTATCGGAAGCATTAAATGTAATCTGTAAAATTGGCATGAGCTTATTATATAATATTTTTATATAATAAACTAAATGTGCACATTGCACTGCATAATGAGTTTGTTTCATAATATAGCAGTGACAATTGTGAACACAGAAGTAGTAATTTGTGGGTCTTACATTAGTGCTGTGGTTTACTGACATATTTCCATAATCCGTGTTCGCAAAATATGTCAGCGACTTATGCGGATACTTTACGCGACACGCCCGATTCAATCGTGTTTATGATGTGTTGAGGATAATCCATATCTTTCAATACTCGCACGCCGCCCTTTAATTTCGATATCCCTTTTTTGATTTTATATGTGTATTTGAATGTTCCGTCGGGGTTCACATTGACAACCATCTTATAGTTTTGCACGTTTGGTGACCCCTTAAACTTCTTACATATGGATAAGTAATGTGTAGTCAATATAAAATCTACGTTCGAATACTGCTGCAAGTATTCTAAGAACGCGTACCCGGCCTTGGATGCTTCTGTCGGGTTTGTACCAGAATATAATTCGTCAAACATGCAAAAATGCCGGTATTTGGTTTCGCTATAACGTTTCACACTGTCAATAATTTCTTTGCATCGCCTGGACTCTGCCTGGAATAAACTGTCGCGACCCGATGTATCGGGTATATTCAAGTATGAATGTAGATGAGTGTAAGGAGTAATCGTGGCGGATTTATAAAACCCACAGCCGACTTGTTGTGAAAAAATAATATTCAGCGCGGTCGATTTTAAAATAGTCGTTTTACCAGATTTATTCGGCGAGGATATAATCATGTTTTTAGTAAAATCGCAGTCATTCTTTACTGGTTCATCGCCGACTAATCCCGGATAATATTGCTGTTTAAATTGGCATGTATTGTTGTCATCAAAATTCGCATATGAAATAATACCGGACTGTAGGTTAGATGCAATGCCCATTAGATTGTCAATGTATCCATGGTACCCTACTGTATATCGAATACAATGTTCGTATTCTGTATTCGAATACAGTTTATAGTAACACTTCAACATATATCCAACTTCATTGAACTTCTGCATGTTGTTTTCAAATGGATAAACTAATAATAAGTCTTCCCGCATGACTCGTAATACGTCCAACTGCTCATTCATTGTACGTTGGAATTCGCTATACGATGCACACTGGCCTGAAATATCGGCAAACGATTCCATGGAAGTAATTGTATAATCAATGTAGTTGCGCAATTCGATTAGTTCTCGGTTCACATTAATGATATTTGCATAAAACCGTTTGCATAACATAATATTTTGGTATATTTGAAATACATACATTCCAAACATGAACAAAATGTATACCACTTTATCCCAACTTAAATCCTGAATACTGCTAATCGCCTTTCCAATAAAGTGGCTCTTTGCAACATTTTTCAGGGTTTCAATATACACGTTTACTGTTATTGGTATTCCCTGGAATTTTAACAATATAAAGGGAAATATAAGAAATAAAACCGGCATTGCAAAGCTAATTATGGGCGATAATACATGTACAACGGATAGCGATTGCAGGAACGACTGCGATTCATTAAATGGTTTCAACATTTCCCAATCCAAATAATTGTATTTTTCTAAAAAATAATCGTCCAGCTTTATTGATTTCCAAATATTTTTGACAGTATCGCAGTTTAATATGTAATCGCATTGTTTCATATTGTGCTGATATGTATCGATATTGCGAATCAAATGTTTCGTGTCGTTTAAATACAGCACGTCGGTCGTATATTGTTGGTGCCACATGGGTATCATATTTTTAGCAAAAGCATGACTTGGTTTAAATAAGTAATCGTACATCGTGTGTTTACTTTCATGATTCGAATGTACCTTTAGTTCTAAATCATAAGATATGATGTCATTCAACTCAAACAATTTGCCTTTTTCTAAATACTGAATCGGTAATTTAAACGTAGTATCGATATCAAATAATAATACCGAATTCTCATTAGGCATCCGTTCAACCACCGGTTTATTTGTATTTGGTAATTTATTCGTTATATATGCAAATATTTCCATTACTATACATATTATAGTAATAAAAAGACACACTGTTAAACGCATGGCGCGTAAACTCACATGATACTAGGGAATTCCTTAATTGTGATACTATAGTGACTTTCAATGTGCTTCATCACATGAATGTCCCCCTCGGTAACAAAATTAATCGCCAATCCCTTTCGCCCCCATCGACCGCTTCGACCAATGCGATGCAAATAAGTATGAACAC